GCCGCGCTGACGCTGCAGCACCAGCTTGGCATCCAGATGGTTGAGGCCAAGGCCGAAGCAGACGTTGCCGTAGCCGAGGCCAGCGCGTTTGCCAAGGTTATGGAAAACGCGTTCAAGCCTACGGGCTGGGCCATCGTGGACATCTGGAACGGCATCATCCGCCCGTCTGCAGCGACCATTGCGCTCACGCTGTGGGTGCTTAAGCTGGCCTCGCAGAACTGGAAGATGGATGAGTGGGACGTCACCCTGGCGGGCACCGTGTTGGGCTTTTTCTTCGCTGACAGGTCGCTGGGCAAGCGCGGGAAATGAGCGCCATACAGGTTGCGCGTGACCTGTGCTTGGTGTTTGAGGGCATGTACCTCAAGCCTTACCTGTGCCCCGCAGCGGTCCCCACGATTGGCGTTGGCAGCACCTTCTACGAAAGCGGCGTCCGCGTATCGCTGAAAGACCCGCCTATCACGCGTGAGCGGGCTATGGCGCTTTTGGAGTGGGAGCTAGAGCACTGCCTGCCGCGTGTACTAAAGCTCTGCCCTGGGCTGCCTGAGTGGGGCGAGCAGGCCACCGGGGCCATCCTAGACTTCGCGTTCAACTGCGGCACAGGCGCCCTGCAGAACAGCACCCTGCGTAGGCGTATCAACGCGGACGATGATGCTGGCGCCCGCACAGAACTGATGAAATGGGTGCGGGGTGGTGGTAAGGTTCTGCCCGGACTGGTCCGAAGGCGGGCCGCAGAGTGTTCGCTCATTTAGGGCACAAAAATGGCACACGGTGAGTGCCGAGGTGAGCTAAGTGTTTGATCGGAGAGGTGGCCGAGTGGTCGAAGGCGCTGGACTGGAATCGCGCCTACCCCTAAAAAAACCCAAGCAAATCAATGGGTCTTGGCTGCGCAATGTAGCGTTTGCCGCACAATCAGGGCACAACTACGGCACACCGCCAGTTAAGCCTTGATCCACTACCACGGCACGCCTATCACGCCCAAGTCAGCTCTTGAGGCGATGGCGGGGGAACACTTCTGCATCAGTTACTTCAGGCCGGACAACCTGAAGGTATGCCTGCGCATAGGCCAATCGTGCATGTTCGACAACGGTGCTTTCTCTTGCAAGACAAGAGGCGTTCCGTTTGATCTGCACGGGTTCTATGAGTGGCTTGATCCGTTGCTCGGACACCCACATTGGGCCGTTGTGCCTGATGTCATTGATGGGTCTGTCGAGCAGCAGCGGGAGATGGTCAAGACCTGGCCTTACCCAAAGCAGTTTGGCATTCCTGTGTGGCATCTCGGATTGCCAATCGAGTACCTGTTGGAGCTGTGCGACCAATGGGGCCGCGTGTGTTTGGGTTCATCCGGCGCTTATTGGCAAGTGGGTTCCTCATCTTGGAGCGCCAGGATGGATGAGACATTCAACGCTTTGCACAGAACTTTCGGCCAGCGTCTTCCTTGGACGCATGGGCTAAGAATGCTTGGACAAGGAGGTGAACGCTGGCCGCTATCGAGCGCGGACAGCACCAACGTGGCACTGAACCACGGTTATCAAATCGAATGCGCAGGCTGCATGGCGAAGCGCATTAACAAGGCGAACCCACCTCATCAATGGAAGATGAAACCACAACAGGAGTCCCTATGCTTTGGATAGCAATCGCGGCCTATGCCGCTGCCATGACTTTGGCAAATCTTTCCGTGGCCGCGTTTGGCCCGAACGTTACGCCCATCAATGCCTTTGTTCTCATTGGCCTGGACCTAGCGCTGCGCGACTGGCTACATGTGCGCTTAAAGGTCTGGCAGATGGGCTCGCTCATCGCCGCTACCGGGGCATTGACCTACATCCTCAACCCAGCAGCAGGGCAAATCGCCATTGCGTCAGCTTGCGCGTTCACAGCCGCCGCCTTAGTGGACTGGGGCACATTCACCAAGTTGCGCGGCAGTTGGATGTTCCGCTCTAATGGTTCTAATGTTGCTGGCGCTGCGGTAGATTCGTTGCTGTTTCCTACCATTGCGTTTGGCGTTTTGATGCCTCACATCGTCGCCATGCAGTTTGTGGCTAAGGTTGCCGGGGGTGCCGTTTGGTCCTTAGTGCTGAGGAAAGCCGCGCCACAAGAGGTGCGAGCATGACCACACAACCCGAAGCCCTGCGGCTGGCTGACCAACTGGGAGTGCGATACAGCGGATTTCCAAGCTGCGATGAAGCCGCCGCCGAACTGCGCCGTCTGCATGCGGTGAATCAGGAACTGCTGGAGGCGTTGATTGAACTCACCGAGGCTGGAGCAGAAGCCTGGGGCGAAAATCGCCCATGTGTACGAATTGGTCTTGCCGCCATCGCCAAAGCGGATGAGATCGGCAAAAAGCGTGATTAGGAAATCACACTTGCATGTGATTCTAGTAATTGGACTGTTTGGGCACGTTTACGGCACACGCACATAGAAGTTGCTTGAGGTCTTTGCTGCATGCCTTTAATCTTGAACAACTGGAGAGGTGGCCGAGAGGCTCAAGGCGCTGGACTGGAATTCGGTCTAGCCCAAAAAAAAGCCCCTGCAATCAGGGGCTTAACTCTTGCGAGAGGAGAGCTGCCGGTTAACCGGCGGCACGATTCTGGCACATCAAATCGTCACCGCACGCGCCGCGTCCGCCAAGTGCTGCGGCGCAAAAGCAACGTACCTCTGCACCATGCTGTGCGAGGCCCAACCGCCGAGTTCCTGCAGCACCTGAATTGGCGTGCCCGCCTGAGCGTGCCAGGACGCCCAAGTGTGGCGCAGGTCATGGAACCTAAACCCCGGCACTCCAGCCTTCTCGCACGCGCCCTGCCACACGCTGCGGCTGATGTGCGCGATGCCAAACACAGACCCCTGACGATGCGGCAGCGCCTTCAGCAGCGCCATAGCGGCCTCATTGAGCGGCACAACGATCTGCTTGCCGCCCTTGGCGTCTTCAGGCGCCACCTTGGCCGTCGCCGCCTCAAGGTTGACGGCATCCCAGCGCAGGCCAAGGACGTTGGCGCGGCGTAAGCCGGTGAGCATCGCAAACCGCACTGCAGGCCGGTACTTGGGCAGCAGGTTAACCAGCAGTGCTTCTGCCTGTTCTCGCGTCAGGAACGTCTCGCGCTTGTTGTTTTCGCGCTCAGCCTTAATGAACGGGGCGCGGTCGATCAAGTCCCACTCGCGCTCAGCGGCCTTGAGGATGGAGCGAATCAGCGCCCGGTATCGGTTGCGCGTGGCGGGCTTGGCGTCTTTGGGCAGAATCTTCTCGACACGCTCCCGCGTGATCTCGCTCAACTGCCTGGCGCCCAGCTTGGGCTTGATCAGCCCAATGCGCAGCTTGTCTGTTTCGATGCTGCGCTTGCCTGCCTTCTCAATCAGCCAGCGGTCGCACGCTTCTCCAAACGTGCATTTCGGGCGCTCCTTGAGCACGCCCACGCGCCAGAGTTCGCCCACGCGCATGTCATGCGCTTGCTTGGCTGCGGCTTTGTCGCCGGTCTTGAGCGATTCGCGGATGCGTTTGCCATTGATCTGGACGTCTAGCCAATACACTTCATTACGCAGCTTGAGGGGCATGTGACTCTCCTGTTAGGTGGAGTCATTCTCACATCAAGGTGCGGAAAGCGCAATACCCCAGTGTGCGATTAGGCAGGCTTCTGCCCTGCCATCGTCCTTTGCCCGCTTGAACTCACCCGCTTGGGCGGGCCACAGCGCAATGGCCTTGGCGCGTGAACCATCTTTGCTCTGGTTCAGGTTCATGTCCCGCTTCCACTTGGCAGGCGGCACCAGAGTGACGGGGATGTGCATGGCAGCCAGTACTCCCTTGACGATACCCAGCGCCTCACCAAAGGCAAACGCCGACGTCACGCCCATTTGTGGCGAGGCGCTCACAGACTCAATGTAAGCGGCAACCGTGTACTCAGCGCGGCCTCGCAGCTCTGCGGCCAGCAGTTCCGGGCTGATGCGGTTTTTGGTGGCCTTGCCCACCTTCACCTCCATCGTGGGCATGTCGAACACCTCGACCAGCTTGCCGTCTTGCGTCAGCACGGCCACCGCGCCGTGGATGCCTGGGTCCACGCCAATCACATAGTTCATGCCTCGCCTTTCACCAGCTTCTCAATCTCACGCGCAAACTTGATGGGGGCTCGCCCAGTGAACTGCGTTCTGTCCCATGCGGCTTCAATGTCTTCGATGCACAGCGGGCTGAACAGGTGACTGCGCAGACGCTCCTTTTCAATAACCAGCTTGCGAATCTCCGCATGCAGCTCTTTGCAGATGCGGTCATGCGTTTCCACGCTGATGTAGTTGCCCGGTGGCAACACCTCAAAGTTCCCGCTCATGGCTGAAAGCTCCTCAACGTATCAAGTGACTTGCTGATGCGCGTCTTCTTCTCGCGCACAGCCTGCGTGTCGCGCTTGGTAGGTATCGCGTCCAAGTCATCGCTGGGCATGTCGGGCCACGGGTCAACCGCCGTAGGCTTGACCACCTTGGCTGTGGTGAACACCTCTTTCATCGCGCCCACATCCTCAATCAGCGAGCCTGGGCAGTGCTCCAGCTCACGCGATGAGAAGCGCGGCTCAGGGCCTGGGCCGTTGCTGAACTGCTTGCCTGACGCCTTGTGCGTGTAAATGACGTAGTTGTCCCCGCCGTCTGTCGGCGTGGCATACGGCACCAGCGCGGGAATCATCAGATGTTGGCTGCAGCCTGCTTTCTGCATGGCATCGTTCAACGTCACGCCCTTGGCCTCGCACTTCCATTCAGCCTTTGTTGCTGGCGTGGCGTGGCAGCAGGTGCGGCAGTTGGCTTCCGCCGCCTTGTCGCCGTGACACACGGGGTGGAAGTTGCACATCTTGCATTGCCAATGTGCCGGGTCTTCTGACAGGCGCTGTGGTGGCTCTGTCATGTCGATGAGGCGCTGAGCCTTCAGCAGCAGTTGCTTGAAGCGGTCCTCATCGAAATGGACCCATTCGGTGTACACATCATCAGTGTTCTTGTTTACGCCCATGTATAGAGCGCGGTCGATCTCCATGAGTCCCATATAGACCTGCATCTGGTCATAGTGCTGGGGCTTAGCCTCTTTGACCTTCTTGGCAACGAGGGCCGTGTATGACTTGTCGTTGTGTGTCTTGAACTCCAGCACACACGGTGTCTTGGGCGCTTCTGGCACGCCTTGCGCCACGCCATCAAGGCTGCCACCGAAGTGGCCGTTGCAGGCGCTCACGCGCCACTGTGCGCCCGTGTCGGGGTCTGTCTCCCAGACCGTCGCGCCAATGCCGCGCAGCTCTTCAATCAGGCGCGGCTCTTCGCGCACGCCGCTGCTGAACAAGCGCAGGATGCGGCCAGGAAACGAGGGCTTGAGCGCCCAGCGCCAGGTGTTCCAGATGTAGCGTTCGCAGTCATGGCCGATGAGGCTGGCGCCCATGTGCGGCCTGTGTTCTTGCGGTTTGCTCTCGTACCACTTGACGATGGCCGCGCTGGTTGTGTGTTGGCTCATGGGTATCTTCATGGTTAAGGAGGTGGCCCACGCGCAACCGTGGGCTATTGCGTCACTGGAGACTTCGACGCTCACCGGACTACCGGCCACCTATTGATCAACGTGCCCAGGGGCGCGAACCACCTGCAGGCGCGGCGGGCTTAGCGGCAGGCGCTGGCGCTGCAGCCTTGGCGGCGCCGTAACCGACGATGCGATTGCGATCCGGCTCCTTGCGGTCAATCTCGACCTGAATCAGGAACGGGATGTCATGCAACTGCTCAGTGTCATCCATGTCCAAAACATTGACTGCCATGCACAGAGCGCCCAGCGCAGCCTTGGCGATGTCCTCGGCCTGCTTGTTTGGGTTGCTGATGTTCAGGCGCTCCCACAGGCGGCGGCCTGAGAACTCACCGTCAGTAATCTGCATCTCAAGCTCGATGTACTGGCCGGTGCCAGCCTTGGTATCGCGGATGTCTGACTTGGTGATGATGCATTCGTACTTGCCAGGGGGCAGCGGGCCACGGGTGGGCGCTTGTGAAACGGGGGCATCGTTGGCGTTGAAAGTGAAGCGGGCCATGTTTGTCCTTTGGTTGGCTCGTTGGTAAATCAGGCGATTGCCTGAGCGAAAGACTCCCACGACATCGGGATTGAGTCTGGAAGGGAGTAGCGATTCTTTGCCATGTACGCGGGGCGCTCGCTGGTATACAGCAGGCGCTCGCCCGTGCTGATGCCACGGTTGGACGTCTTGTTGAACCCGACGTCATCCTTCTTAATCAGCGTCTTGTAGTTGGCAAACAGCACAGCGTCTGCCCACTCGCGCAGAATCGCGTTGCTGCGCTCCTGCAGCTTGGGCTGATAGCGGTCGAAGGGCTCAACCTCTGGCGAGTCAAACCGCTTGATCTGCGTGTGCGCGATCAGGATGACCACCATGCCCTTGTCATTGCGCAGCGTGT